TTTGGATATCATTTGTGGTATAAGGGCGAACTTTTAGGAACGTTAATTGAGAGGTAATTTAATGAGAGGGGCGAGGGGGACTATAGGGGGAGTGGGGAGAGCTAGTTAGTTAATAAATAACTAAAAAGTAATAGTAATATAAATTTATTATATTTTTTAAAAAAGAGAGGTGTTGTCAGTGAGATGTAAAGGTAAAAAAAATAACGGTGAAAGATGTACCAGAGATGCTAAAGCGAATTCAAAGTATTGCTGGCAGCATCAACCAGATGTTGAAGATGTAGGAGGCCAAAGGCCAAAATTTGAAACTGTTTATGAAATGCAAAAGTTAATTAATGAATATTTTGATAGCTGCTTTATTCAAGAAGAGACTGAAGAAGGCGAGGTTTACCAAAAACAAATAAGGCCTTTTACTGTTACTGGATTGGCCTATAGTCTTGGAATGACAAGGCAGGGTTTATTAGATTACCAAGCAAAAAGCAAAGAGTTCTCTGACACGATTACGCGTGCGAAGACTAGAATTGAAATGTATGCTGAAGAGCAACTTTTCAGAAACCAGGGAAAAACAAATGGAGTACAGTTTAATCTTAAAAATAACTTTAACTGGAAGGATAAGCAAGAAATTGAGCATGATGTTAATAACATTTCTAGTGTTGAGATTGAGCTGGTAGATGATGAAGGCTAAACTGAAAGTCAAAAAATCAGAGTTTAACCTTATTTATCGAGAAAAAGGTTTAAACAATGACAATTATTTTCAGATATATTTTGGCGGATCATCTTCCGGGAAAAGTTATTTTTTAGCTCAAAGAGTAGTTCTTGATGTGATGAAAGGCAGAAATTATCTAATAGTAAGAAAAGTAAAAAACACTGTAAGAGGTTCTGTTTTTAATGAGATTAGGAAATCAATAATAAATTTTGGTTTAAGTAAATATTTTAGTATTAATAAATCTGAAATGACTATAACCTGTTTGATCAACAATCGTCAAATTCGTTTTGGCGGCCTAGATGATGTAGAAAAGATTAAGTCAATCACTCCTATTAATGGAGTTTTTACAGATATCTGGATTGAAGAGGCTACTGAAATAACTCAAAATGATTTTAAGCAGCTAAAAAAGAGACTAAGAGGTCAATCAAAACACAAAAAAAGAATAACTATTTCTTTTAACCCGATACATAAATCTCACTGGATTTATGTACATTTTTTTGGAATCTGGCAAGATGACAAGCAATATATTGAGGGAATGGTTGACGGCCTCAATTGCAGCATCTTAAAAACAACCTATAAAGATAATGAGTATTTAACTGAGCAAGATATTGCTAACTTAGAGAATGAATCTGACCAGTATTATTATGATGTTTATACATTAGGTAACTGGGGAGTTCTTGGAAACCTTATATTTAATAACTGGAAAGTCAAAGATTTATCTGATCAGATGGATAAGTTTAATAATATATTTTATGGTCTGGATTGGGGCTTTTATCCTGATCCTTTCGCTTTCGTACAGATGCATATTGATGAGAGAAAAAATAAAATATATATATATGATGAATTATATTTATATCAGCGCACAAACGATACTTTAATTGACACAATTAAAAACAAATATAGTGGTGGTAGAAAAATTGTTGCCGATAGCGCTGAACCTAAAAGCATTAAATATTTCAAGAATAATGGCGTTCGAATTAAAGCTGCCGAAAAAGGGCCAGGCAGTATTGAATATGGAATTAAACGACTTAAAGATTATGAAATAATTATTCATAAAGATTGCATAAACACTAAAAATGAATTTAGTTTATACAAATACAAAGAGAATAAATCTGGTGAAGTTTTACCAGTCCCGGTAGACAAAAACAATCATATTATTGACAGTATTAGATATGCAACCGAAGAGTTAGATCATAGCAAAGGTATTTATGAGGCTTTATCAAGTTAATGGAGGTGATAAACTTTGGCAGATAAAGGAGTTTTTAACGTATTAAGACAGGATTTCATGCACTCGCAAAACCCAAACAGTTCCAAAGGTAAGTTGCTGGGGCCAAACGGTGATCCTCTCACTCAGCAGAGACCAAATGAGGGACCGCCGCTTTCTGATCAGGATATAACTTCTCTTTATAAAAGCAATCGTATTTTTCAGAATGTAGTTGATATACCAGCTGAGGACATGACTAGAGAGTGGATATCAATAGAAGCTGACAAAAAGATTAAAGAAGCTATTGAAAATAAACTTACTAAACTGGATGCTCAACCTAAAATGCAGGACATGTGCAAGTATGAAAGGTTGAGAGGTGACGGTTTCTGCAGTATTGGTGCCAGACAGAATGTTGAATTTGAATTAGAGGAAGAACTCACCGATAAACAGCTGATTGACATTGATTATATTCATGCTTTTTCAGGCAACAAAATACATGATACTGAGATTAACGAAGATATGTTCTCTCCAGAGTACGGAGATATTGAAAAGTTTAAGATATCCGGAGTTGGAGGTCAGGGAGAAAGGAAAATTCACAAATCAAGACTTTTGCATTTGCAAGTTAGAACTGTAGAGGATGAAGCAATGGGAATTCCTCTTATCCAGTCAATATTTGACCCTCTAACTATTTTTGATAATGCAGCATGGTCAGTAGGCCAGTTGCTTTATTCGCTTGTTTTTAAGGTCCTCAAGTCAGACGGAGTAGATGTAACTGACAATGAAACACGCCAGAAAGTACAGAGCCAGCTTGAATTTGAGTTCAATACTCTTTCGCTGGCATTGATTGGCAAGGAAGATGATTTAGAGTTTAAGAGCCCTACCGGCTCACTATCCAGTTTAAAGGATATGCTCGACTTTGTTTGGGATTATCTGGCCGGTGCTGCAAGAATGCCTAAGAGTCATATAATGGGCCAGCAGCAGGGTACAATTACTGGAGGACAGTTTGATAGCCTAAATTATTATGCAAGAATTGCCGGACTCCAGGAAAACTATTTAAGACCATTAATTGAACAGCTGATTGATCTTTTATTCTGGTCTAAAGACAGTGGAGTTGCTAATGGACGCACTGATCCAGATGGCAAATATTCAATTTCTTTTAATCCATTATGGAAACTGGATAAAGAAACTGACGCCAAAATCAGAAAGACAGTTGCTGAAACAGATGCAATATATATCAAAAATCAAGTTTATACAGCTGATGAGATAAGAGAAGAGCGGGCCAGTAAAAGCAGTCTGATGGAGAAATTAGACATGGCTGATGATGAAGCTCTTGAAATAGCAAGAAAAGTAAAGGGGGCACACAAAAATGCCTCTTCCTAAAATACTTTTCCCTGCCAATCATGCAGTTGATTATTATGAAGAGTTAAGTGATTTGGTTGAAAAAATGAATAAAGATGTCATTGATTTTGTTGATAGGAAAGTTGCTCCATATTTACGGAGAAATGACTCTTATAAAAAAGACAGCGAAATGGATGACATAATCAAAGGTCTTGAGGAGTTGAAAGAATCAGCTATTACTTGGGCCTTTTCTGATGCGACTGCAAAAAAGTTAGCTGATAAATTTTCTAGAAGGGTTAAAAACCACACAAATAATCAAGTTAAAGAGCAGATCAGGTCAGTTATTGGAATGGATCCACTTAAAAGAAACCAAAAACTTGAAGATGCAGTTAAGGCTGCAGTCTCGGAAAATGTTAGCTTAATTAAATCAATTCCGGAAGAATACCATAAACAGTTGGATACTATTGTGCTGCAGGGGGTGAGGTCCGGTGAGAGTATAGACGATATCAAAGATAATATTCAGAATGTCTATAAAAAAACAGATAATAGAGCAAAATTTATTGCAAGAGATCAGGCAGGCAGTATGCTTGGTGACTTTACAAAGTTGAGACAAAAAGAGCTTGGACTTAAAGAATTTATCTGGAGGGATTCAGATGATATTAGAGTTAGAGACAAACACAAAGCTTTAGACGGCAAAAAGTTCACCTGGGAAGAAGGAGCAAATGGTCTTTTCCCCGGGAAAGATTATAACTGCCGATGTACAGCCGAAATTGTTGCCGAAGAACTAGACGAACTCTGGGGAGGGCAAGCAGCTTAATGAAAGGGGGTGATTACAGATGCCAAAGAGGTTTGATGTGATAGGAATTAATAATCTGAATAAAAATTCATCTGGCTTTCTTACTTATGACCTTGTGGCTGCACAAACTGGAGTTTTCCCTTATTTGGACCCAGAGACAGGAGATATAGTCTATGAACTTAAGCATCCTGATGATCTGTTAACTGATGAGGTTTTAGGTCAATTAAAAAACCTACCAGTTACTGACGATCACCCCTGGGAGCTTGTTAATCCGGATAATTCTAAAGAGTTGGTTAAAGGAATAACTTCTGATACAGCTCGAATAACCGGAGAGAAGTTAACCGGTAGAGCAACAGTTTTTGACTCAGGTTTAATAGGAAAAGTATTAAATAGCAATAAAAAAGAATGCAGCTTAGGCTTTGAATGCGAAATTGTTGAAGAGTCAGGAACGTATCAGGGCCAGAAATATGATCGCAGACAGACCAATTTCAATTTAAATCATTTGGCAATGGTTGAAAAAGGACGTTGCGGACCTGATTGCAGTGCCAGGTTGGATTCAAAAGATTATGCCTATCAAGTCAGAAAAGACAGTAGTATTTTGAATGATAAGTCAAAGAATAAGCAAAACCAAAGGAGTGATCAGAAATTGAAAACTATCAAATTAGATGGAAAAGAGTTTGAAGTAGCTGAAGAAGTTGCAAGCAGAATTGATACTTTGAAAACAGAAAACGAAAATCTGACTAAAAATGTTGGTCAGCTAGAGGGTAAGCTTGATGGTAAAGATGATCAGCTTACTAACTTGCAAAAGAAAGTTGATGAAATGGAAGATAATCAGTTATCTGATAAGAAGATTGATGAAGCTGTCAGCAAAAGAATTAATCTTCTTAAAAAAGCTGACAAATTCCTGGATGAGGATTATGAGGTTGAAGGTAAATCTGATAAGGAAATCAAAATCGACTGCATTAAAGCTGTTAATGAAAAGTTTGACAGAGAAGATAAAGCAGACGAATACATCGAAGCTCGTTTTGATGTATTAACTGAAATGCTGGACGATGGTCAGGGAAGTTATGGAGATAACAACCTTAAGTTTAAGAAAAATGACTCCAGCTCCCGCAATGACGCTATTGAGAAAAAGCGTCAGAAAAGATTAAACATGAGAGGTGATGAATAATGGATGCTAAATTAAATGCAGGTCAATTAGCAGAAGGAAGAAGCGGACACGCTGATTCAATGGCAGGCGAAGGAGATATTCCTTTTGGTACTGCTGTTAAGTATGGAACTGATCCAGAAAAGCAGGTAGCTTCTTGGGATGGAAGTGCTGCAGCTGATGTTTTAGCTGGAGTTGCTCAATATTCTGTAGGTGGTGACTTAGATAACTCCAAATATGTTGATGGTAACAGTATAACTGTAGCCAGAAAAGCAGTGATGTGGGTTAAGTTATCTGATTCAGCAGCTGATGTTACCAGAGGCGATAAAGTAGCTGTCAGAGATGATGGTCTTTTTGATAAAGGCGGCTTAACTGAAGCAACTAATGGTGTGTATGGTGTTGAAATTGAAGATGCAGAGTTTAAATCAGCCGGATCTGCCGGTGAAGTTGTCAAGGTAGAGTTCAACTTGCCTTCTCAGACAACTACTAAACAACTTTAAGGAGAGGTGATTAGATAATGAAAGACTTAGGATCTGGCGTTACCAGACAGGACGCTATGCTAACAAATGATGACTTAGATGCAATTGATAATACTGTATATGAAGCAAAAGAAAGAGAATTAACTGCCAGAACAATGGTGGGTTTAAAGACTGATATCCCTGAAGGGGCAGAAACCTACAGTTATGACAAAGTAACTAAAAAAGGTGCTGCTAAAATATTTGCTTATGGTGCAGATGATGTTCCATTAGTAGATGCTGATATCGAAAGACACCACCAGGGTATTTTTGGTATCGTGGTTGGATTTACTATTGATCTGCAAGAAAAGAGAGCTGCAAAGATGGCCGGTAGACCAGTTGAAACTACAAAGGCTACTGCAGCAAGAAGAGCTATTTCGGAAAAAGAGAATGATTTCTTCTTTTCCGGATCTCCAGAGCACAATGCAGAAGGCCTGACTAATGTTACTGGTATTCAGACTTATACTGTTGACCAAAACAGTGGAGAAACATCTACTAACTGGAAAGATAAAACTGGTGAAGAAATTGTTGAGGATATCAGACAAGCTAAAAAGAAGGTTAACTTAAAACCCGGAATGGCTGTTGATACTTTAGCAATTCCTGATGATCAATATGAGGATTTAGACAGAGCTTTTAATTCAGAAAATCCTCAAATGACTATCCGAAATTATCTAGAAAAGCAAGGCTGGTTTGACAGAATTATTTCTGTTGCAGAACTTGCAGGTAAAGGTGATAGTGGAACTGATTGCTTTATGGTTTATGATAGTTCTCCAGATGTAGTTCAAATGGGGCTGCCTTTAGATATTTATAGACATGCTCCATATAATAAGGAAAACCTTAGTTCCCAGGTTAACCTTGAAGAAAGAACCGCTGGAGCTATTGTTAGATATCCACTCGGAATCTGCAGAGCAGACGGAATTTAAAAATTAAAAATAAGGAGGTAATTGTATGTTAACGATAATCAACCATTTTGCTCAAATTAAGCACGTTGGAAATGTATCGTTGAATATTGGCCCGAATGAAGTTGAGGAAGAAGACTGGAAACTTGTAAAGACCCACCCAATCGTAAAAGGATGGGCGAAAGAAGATAAGGTAGAAGTTAAAGACGGCAAAATTGAAGATCTTTCAGAAATCACTCCAGTTGATAAAGCTGTTGAACTTGTTGAAACAACAATGGACAAAGAAAAGCTTTTGAAGTGGGCTGAGACTGATGATAGAAAGACAACTCAAAAAGCAATAGAAGAGCAGATCGCTTACTTAGAAGATGATGGTAAAGATAAAGGCGATGAGTAATGATGCCTAAAACTACTGTATCTAAGGTGAGGAGCATTGCTTCTCACCTATCTAAGTTATCTAATGAATCTATAGAGCTTTATATTGAGGATGCAGTTATTGAACTTGAAGACTGGGAATATGATGATAAGTACCAGGAAAAGATGGAAAGGTACATGGCTGCTCA